GCTTGTCTTGATCTAATCAACTTCAGGATGTCTTCTGCTCTCTTGGCACTGTCACCTGCAGGAGCCGCCGTTGCCGGAGCCGCTGTTGGTTGTGGTGCTGGTGCAGATTCAACTACTGGTGCCGCCGCTGGGGCAGTTTCAGTTACTGGAGTTGCTGTTGGTACAGTTACTTGCGGTTTAGCTTGATAAGCCATTCCAGCAGGTCTGTAGTATTGACCGTACTGTTCAAGATCAAAAGCTTCACCTTCTACAGATTTCTCAAATAATTCTTTGATTATTTTAACCTCTGCTTCGGTTGGCTCTTTTGGTCTGAAGTCACCTAGGTTGTGTAACCCGTGTGTTTCTACTGCGGCTCTCTCTGCTTCGTCTAGAGCTCTTTCTCTTCTTGACCATTTCGATGTTGAGTAGTCAGCGTAACCACCTTTGGTTGTCTTGTTGATTCTGAAGTCAACACCCTTCACGTAATCAGTAGGCATCTCTTCCATCTCTGGATCCAGTAATGCACTCCTAATGATGTTAAAGATCTGAGGTCCAATGATGAATCTTCTAACTGGATTCTCAGGTGTTGAGTCTTCTGCCAACGGATTTGTTGTAACAAAACCTTGGAAAATGTAACTTTTCTTTTTCCAATATTTTCTACCCATGTCTTCCATGCTCTTGTCTTTGAACCATGGTCGAACTTCTGTTAGTACTGGGCAAGTCTTGCCATACATCTCCATACACGGTACTTGTACCTGCACTGGTCTAGAATCAGTCTGACCCTTAATACCTGCGAAAGGTAATTTGATCATGTTTCTTTCAGTCCAGAAAAATGTATTTGTTGTATCCTTGTCGGGCAAGAATCTAAGTACTGCTTCTGATCCTTCTGCTATGTTCCAATGTGGATAGATGGCGTTGTCTCCGCCTGTGTTGGAAGTGGAGCGATTCACTTCTTGGGATTTTAACTTCGCCCTTATTTCAGCTAATGATGCCATAATGTAAGCCTCCTTGTGTGCCTATGTTTGTTAGTTTTAAGTTGCCTTAATTTGCCTAAATGTATATTAGACATATAGTACATAATATACACACTTATTTATCAGTTGTCAACTACTATTATTGGTAATGTGGAGTTTTTATTATTGGATGTTAGCTAGGTGTTTGATCCTGTCCAGTTCCGTGTTGATCTTCTCAGCGTCTGCTTGGTCTTTCGCTATTTCCTGATCATTCTCTTCTGCTTCGTCATCTGGATCTTTAACAACCATGTCTGGAGCATTGTCTTCGTTTCCAATGTTAGCTAGGTGTTTGATCCTATCTAGTTCGCTGTTGTCTTCTACTGTTGCTTCTTTCAGTCTGTTGTAGTTCTGTGAAAGGTAGGCCATTGCCGCTTTGCTGTCTGCAAATTTCTTGTCTGATTCACCATCTTTGTTTAGTACATCATAAACCGCTTTCCCGTCATCACCTTTGTACATTGAAACGTAAGGTTTGATGTCCTCGAAAGTCAACCCTTCTAGTTGGCTCCCTTGTGATTCTGACACGAAGTCAATCATGACCCAATCAATAAGTTCTTGTGTGCTTTCTAATTCTTCCAGTTCCTTCTCGTCCAGTTCCGTACCATCGGCGTAATTCGCTGATTGCAGTTCAAAGATCCCATCGCTGTAATCCTGCATGTCGTACATTATGCTACCTTGGTCTATCTCCTTGCCATTGAGATACAGGTAATCGCTCTCGGCTTCCTTCTGCATTCCAAGTTCTTGTTTTCTTTTCTGTATTGCTTCTACAGACTCTGGATCGTTTAGTTTTGGATTTGCTTGTAGATCCTGTAATGCTTTTAATTTTTCTTTCCTGTCCTCTTCGTCTCTGGGTGCTGTTGCATATTCGTTTACAGTTTCGTCAACCCATGATTCAAATGCTTCTGTTTCTTTACCTATCGCTTTTCCTTTGATGTCTTTCTTAGGATTGAAATCTGCTGGATCCATTCTCACTTCGTCTGCGTATGCTGGATCTTGTTGCATTTTCTTGTAGTCGTCGATGTATCTCTTTGCCAGCTGTACTGCAATCTTCTTGTTGCTGTTGTAGTCTGGACCTGGTTTGAATGAGTTGGAACCTTCTTGCTCTATTCCATCTGCTACTCTGCTAGCGAAGTTTGCCACCCTGTCTTCCTCACCTGATTTGGTAAGCAATCTACTTGCTATGTCTGAGAGTATTGATCCCAACATCGTGTTCTTGTCTGTGAATTTCGTCGCTGACAGCATCTTGTCTGCTGATGCATCTTTCCTTAGGATTAATTTGTTTTCTGGATCTGTCAGGAAACTCTGTACGACTGCTCCGTGGTCAACCGGTGCCTGTATTGGTGCGTCGATTGGTTCCATGTCCTTGCCGTCTTTGTCTTTGAATTCTTCTATGGGTTGTTCTTTCGTGGCCTCGAACTCGTCCATGATTTTATTGATCAACGGAAATGCATCTTCCACCCTGCTGTCTAGATTTTTCAATGTGAACTTCTCTCTCAGTTTGTTCACAGTCTCGTCGTCCAACACAACTTCGTCCTGTGTCTTGAAACTTGCAGATGTTTCTGCGTAGTGTGACTGTTTGCTCAGGTTCTTCATGTAGGTCCTCAGGTTCTCTAATTTCATTTTAGTCTGTTCGATGATGTCACTTGCGTTGTCGTTCAGCTGGTCCTTGTTGGAAGCGAATCTCGAGAATGAATTCAGTTTCGCGATGTCCTCTGAAGTCTGTACGATGTGTTGTCCGAACTCGTCATGTGGTCTTCCGCCATTTGACACGTGTCTCTGCATGGCCCTCGCTCCTGCTAGATGGGTCATGGGATATTTGAATCTCTCACCTTCTTCGTTCTCTATGTAAAGTGATTGTATCTGTCTTGATCTCGCACCCGGCACGGTCTCGTCCACTTTGCCTTTGTGTCTGATTATCAATCTTGTTTTGTTTAGGTTCTCGAATGAGCTTTTTGAAGTGCCTGTTAGGCCTTCTGCGACCGGAGCCTTCTCAAGTCCTGCTAGTTTAGTGATTCTGTTTAGTTCTTCTGACATTCCATCAGTATTTACCGTTTTGTTCGTATCTGCAAGATTTTCATAGTCCTGCTTGGATAGGTTGTTTTTAGTGATATCACGCACATCAAAACGTAGTTGATGCTCTACTGCGAAGTCTTTCAGTTCCTTGAGGAACGCATACCATTCACCCTTGCTGTCCTCATCTATCTTGTCCACTAGATTACGGTTATAAAACACTTTCATGGTCTCACCGTCTGCTATTGACACACTCACTGAACCAAACGTGTCGGAATCTTCCTGGAATTCAAATTCAAAGAACACAGCACTTTCTGAATCAGCTGTTGCGGCACCGTTCTCGTCACCCAGTCTGATGTTCGTGAACTGTGATCTGATCTTATTGAATAGGTCCTGTGAATTTTTTGGGTTCATGTAACATTATTTAGTTTGTTTGTTAGCCATAGAAAGATCCAAGCACCGGCATTGGTTTGAGCTCTGATGTTCGGTCTGTCCATTTCTCGAATATTTTAGGGTCAAAATCGGCCAAAGTTTTAATCATACGTGTCATTAGCAAACAGGCACTGACCAAGTCGTCATGTTGTCCGGCTTTGGCCTTGAAACTCATGCCCGAAGCAACGAAGTCCTTTAGTTCTGATATCAGCAGTTGGGAGTTGATCTTCATCTTGTCGTTCTCTACCAGTTCTTTGAATTTTGTGCAGGCATCTATCTTGTGCTTGGCGGTTGTGTTGAATCCTCTCCTGAACTTCCTCCTGTGGCCTTTCCTGATAGGTTCAGACAGGAACATGCCTGGAATGTTCTCTTCACCGATGTCCATGACTCTCAACAGTGCCGCTTCGCCTATTGAGTTGTTTTCCATGGAATAGAATATTTGCGGTGATGCTGATTGATCTTTTTCCATTATTGTATCATGAATGTGTTTGGTAATACTTTGTAGTATCCTGACCTGCTGGTTCATGGGTGTTGTGTTGTGATGCCATTCTGCCACCTGCTCAAACGTCGGTAGTTCAAATACCTGTATGGCCGCATAGTCGCCACCTGTCCCCATGGCAGGATCCAGAGATACCATGTATGTGTGTCCCGGGGTGGGTCGTTTGTACCAACGTACCTGACCAGTGACCTCAACAGGAGCCTGTGCTTCCATGTCTATAAGGTGGGTGGAACTGATAAGGGTCTCGTCGTAGATCAAGAATTCACATTCATGCTCCCTCCTGAATCTTTCCTCACCAATCCTGGCCTTCTCTGCATCCGCCCATACCTGATCCCTGTCTGGGTGTTCTGACCAGTGTGCTTTCATGGCATAGAAACCATTAGTTCCCACTTCCTTGTCATTGCCATATTCATCAAATCTCTTGTTGGCCTCTTTCCAGATCATGGCAAACTGATCTTCATCTGAGTTAGGAGTAGACGTAATCATACACTTACCACCAGTTGACAGTGTTGGTGACAGTGATGTCCAGAACTCCTTGGCCTTCTCTGGTGGTTGCACGAATGCAAACTCATCACAATAAACCAATGTAAGTGACATACCCCGTCCTGTGTTCTCTGTTGTTGTGGTAGCTGATATCTTTGAGCCGTTGTCAAATTCTATACTGTTCCTGTTGTACTGTGTCACACCCGCCTTGATCCAACTGGGCAACATCTCGTAGGCATAACGCACCCTTGACATGATGTCTGATGCACCTGCGTATTTGTGTGCCGCGATCAGTATCTGTGAATCTGGTTTAAACATGGCATACCAGATAAGGAATCCCGATGCACACGTGGTCTTGCCTGTCTGTCTTGGTAACATGGCAATTGAAAATCTGTGGTCGTTGTAACTTGCTATCAGTCTCTCCTGGTACGGGAACGGATGGAAAGGAATTGATCCCTTGACAGGATGTTGTATCTTCATGAAGGTCTTCATGAAGAATAATGGACCTAATTTTTCATCCATGCACTTCTCAAGTTGCTCTACCTGAGTCTTGTTGTATTTGTGTTTCTTGTGCGCCTTTTTAATTTGGTCGCTATCTAGTGATACATACGCCATAGTGTAGTATTTAACGCTGTTAGGATGTTTGGAAAAGTATTACTTTGCTTCTTTGTCTTTGATGGC